ACCCAGTTCTGGTTTCGATGATCCGTCGTTCAATGCCTAATCTGGTCGCTTATGACCTCGCAGGCGTTCAACCAATGAGCGGTCCTACCGGACTGATCTTCGCAATGCGTGCTACTTATGACAACCAAGCAGGCGCTGAGACCTTCTACAATGAAGTCGATAGCGGTCACTCTGCAAATGGCGCAGCGCCAGTTGGCGATAACCCTGCAGTTCTTAATGACGCAGGTAAAGCTCAGACAAACTATACCGCAACTGGCGGTATGTCAACCGCAACCTCTGAAGATCTCGGTGACGGCACCGCTTTCAACGAGATGGGTCTGTCGATCGAGAAAATCTCGGTCACTGCTAAGTCCCGTGCTCTGAAGGCAGCATACTCCATCGAACTGGCACAGGATCTTCGTGCGATCCACGGTCTCGATGCTGAGGCAGAACTGGCAAACATTCTGTCTGCTGAGATTCTTGCTGAAATCAACCGCGAAGTCGTTCGTACCATCTATAAGTCTGCTAAGTCAGGCGCTCAAGATGACACTGCTAATGCTGGTCGTTTTGACATGGACGTTGACTCCAACGGTCGCTGGAGCGTTGAGAAGTTCAAGGGTCTGATGTTCCAAATCGAGCGTGATGCTAACGCAATCGCAAGAGAGACTCGTAGAGGAAAGGGCAACACCATCATGTGTTCTGCTGATGTTGCATCTGCTCTTGCTGCTGCTGGTCAACTCGATTATGCACCTGCTCTGGAAGGCAACAACCGTCTTGCAGTTGACGAAACCGGTAACACCTTCGCTGGTGTTCTGAATGGTCGCTATCGCGTCTACATTGACCCATATGCAACCCTCACTCGTACTCCTGGTACTAACCAGTCTGCTAACAACTACTACGTAGTTGGTTATAAGGGTACTTCATCCTATGACGCAGGTCTGTTCTATTGCCCATATGTACCTCTGCAGATGGTACGTAGCGTCGGTCAGGATGACTTCCAGCCACGTATCGGGTTCAAGACTCGTTATGGCATGGTCCTCAACCCATTCGCTCGTGGTGGCGCTGTACTCAGCGACAGCGATCCTCTGGGAGCAACCAACGTTGGCAACAACGTCTACTACAGACGTGTTACCGTCGAAAACCTCATGTGATCCATTCACATATTATCAAGACCCCTTCGGGGGTCTTTTTTTATGTCACTAAATAGAAGTGTGAAGGACTCTACTCATGTCAGATTACAACCCCAATTTTCTATCACCAACTGGATTTAAACTGGATCTACCCGGATTTACTTCTGTAGATTATCAGTGTCAGGGTGTAAGTATTCCCGGTATTACAATGGGTGGTCCTATACAAGCAACCCCATACAATGATTTTCAACTGGGTGGAGATAAATTAACTTATCCTCCTCTTGTCGTTGATTTCATGATTGATGAGGAATTTGTAAACTATTCGGTTTTACATAATTGGATGGTTGGAATTACCTATCCACAAAAGTCTACCCAATGGAGAGATTTTGTGAATGAAATGATAGACAAAAAATTTGCAGATGTGTGGAATATTGATCAAGTTGATATTACACTGACTGTACTAACAAGTAATTACAACCCAGGATTTAAGATACAATATGTTGACGCCTTTCCTGTAGCACTAACTCCGGTACAATTTACTACCGAAGATAATGATATTAACTATTTGAAAGCAACGGCAACATTCCAATACATGTATTATAAAATTACAGACACGTTTGATAAACAATTAACTTTATGAACTTATATGAGCAATTTCTTAATGAATGGCGTGAAGATTCTGTTATGGGAGATGACCTATTTGATGAAGCAAGACGAATCCCAATACTGCATTCAAAATGGTTAGATAAGTATTTAAGGATTCAATTGATTAAAAAAGAAAAAGAATACGAACACAACAGACTGTATCTACAAAAGTATAGTTTCTACATGGGTAGAGAGACTATTACTCCAGACGAAAAAATTATTAAAACAGAAGTTCCCATTTATATGAAAGGGGACGAAGACATAATTAGATCTCAAGCAGTCTTAGATTTATACGATAAGTTAGAAGGGACCTTAAAAGAGATTCTAAATAATATTAACAATCGTTCATTTCAAATCAAGAATGCGATTGATTGGTTAAGATATTCAAGGGGTATAGATGAGTGACGTTATTATTCGCAAAAAGAATGAAGTATATCTTCAAGTAAAGACTCCGCCACATATCACATACGAATTATCAGACCACTTCACCTTTGAAGTAGAAGGTGCAAAGTTTATGCCTGCATACAGGAATAGACACTGGGATGGTAAGATTAGATTGTTTTCTCCTGGCACTGGAGAAATTTACGCTGGACTCAGAGAGTATATTGAACAGTTTTGTCAAGAGAGAGGTTATTCAATCTCATACCTTGACAATGAATTCTTTGGTATGCCCGATGAAGAAAATGAGTTTATTTCTTATGAAGGTGTAAAATCTTTTGTAAGTAAATTTACAACATTTAAAGCACGTAAATACCAGCACGAAGCAATCTTTGAAGCACTTAAGAAAAAAAGAAAACTGATTGTATCTCCCACTGGTTCGGGTAAATCATTTATGATTTATTCAATTGTGAGATATTTGGTAGAAACTGGTCAAAAAGTTATGATCGTAGTTCCTACGACATCTCTGGTTGAGCAGATGTATAAAGACTTTATTGACTATACCTGGGATGCAGAATACTATTGTCACAAAGTTTATGCTGGGTATGAAAAAGTATCAGACAAACCAGTAACAATTACTACTTGGCAGTCTGTATATAAAATGCAGAAGAAATTTTTCGAAAATTTTACTGCAGTAATTGGTGATGAAGCACACCTATTTAAGGCAAAATCTCTTACAGATATCCTCACCAAATTACACCATGCCGAATACCGTATAGGGTTTACCGGCACCCTTGATGGAAGTAAGACGAATAAATTAGTATTAGAAGGTTTGTTTGGACCTTATAAAAAAATAACAAACACGAATGAACTAATTGAACAGGGATATCTGTCCCGACTAAAAATTAAAATTCTTTCATTAAAACATCGTCCGATTAGATTTGATAACTATCAAGAAGAAATTGATTATTTAATTACACATCCAAAACGTAATAATTTAATTAAAAACCTTGCGTTAGATCTTGGTGGTAATACATTGGTGTTATTCAACTATGTTGAACGACATGGAGAACCTCTTTATGAATTACTAAATAGTAATGTTAAAGATGGCAGGAAAGTTTTCTTCGTACATGGTGGTGTGGATGTAAAGGATCGAGAGCGCATTCGTCAAATCACTGAAGAAGAATCTAATGCTATTATTGTTGCAAGTTACGGAACTTTTTCCACAGGCATCAATATAAAAAATTTGCATAATATTATTTTTGCAAGTCCCTCAAAATCAAGAGTAAGAAATCTACAGTCAATTGGTAGAGTACTGAGAAAGGGGGATAATAAAAATACTGCAGTTCTTTACGATATTGCAGATGACACTTCTAAAGATTCTACAAATCCTAATTATACTTTAAGGCATTTGTTTGAAAGAGTTAAAATTTACAATCAAGAAAATTTTGATTATGAAATAATCAACGTTAAACTAAAGTACTAAGTATGGAAACATTTTTCGCTAACATTAAATTACAAAGTGGGGAAGAATTATTATGTGTTGTATCTGAAACAAATCTTGAACAAGATTTTATAAAAATAAAATTTCCAGTTGAAATTGAAGAAATTGAAATTCCTGGTGTTATCCACGGTCTCAAAATTAAATACTGGTTGAAAACTTCAAGACAAGAAGAGTTCTTAATTCCTGCAGATAAAATAATTTCATTTACAGAAATTCAAGGAGAAGCAATCGAGTTTTATAAAGAAAGTATTTTTAAACTTGAGATTGGTGAGGATGAGACACCTAAGAAACGTCGTATCAGATCTCGTAAAAGTAAGACATCTGAGAACGGGCGAGTTTCTATTGATAAGGAAATGGGACTAATATCCTCTATTGATGATGCAAGAGAGTTACTTGAGAATATATTTAATCAAGACTCTCATAATAAAAAGGATTCAAAAGACCCTAAAGATCATTAAAGCCATATAGCTTGTCCCTTCAACCCTGACAGAGTTATCCTACTCGGATTCTGATGACTTGTCAAGCCCCACTATCTATGCTATGCTATGTCAAGAAGACAACATAAACAATAATGTCAAGATCAAAAGAACATTACGTAAACAACAAAGACTTCTTACATGCAATTGTTGACTATAAAAAGAAAGTAGAAAGAGCATCAAAAACTGGCGACCCCAAACCACCAGTGGGTGAGTACATTGGAGACTGTTTTTTGAAGATTGCAACTCACTTATCTTACAAACCAAATTTTGTCAACTACATGTTTAAGGATGACATGATTGGAGATGGTATTGAAAACTGCATTACATATGTAGATAATTTTGATCCAGCAAAGTCAACAAATCCTTTTGCATATTTTACTCAAATTGTTTACTTTGCTTTCCTGCGTAGGATACAGAAAGAGAAAAAGCAAGTAGACATTAAAAATAGAATGATTGAAAAGTCTGGATACAGTGAAGTATTTACTGGAGATGAATATGGGTGTGATGCATATTACGAAGGCATTAAGAATTCTTTAGAGCAAAGGATGCGTTATTGATGAAGGTTGCGATTATAACTGACCAGCACTTCGGCATGAGGAAGGGCAGTCAGATTTTTCATGACTACATGAAAAAATTTTACGATGAAGTATTCTTTCCAAGTTTAGATAAAAATAAAATCTCTGTAGTGCTTGATCTTGGAGATACCTTTGATAATCGTAAGTCAATTGATTTTTGGTCACTGGATTGGGCAAAGGAGAATTACTACAGCAAACTTGCTGAGAGGGGAATTACTGTGTATACTGTTGTGGGGAACCATACCTCATACTATAAGAACACACTGGACCTCAATGCAGTTAATCTTCTTCTGAGTGAGTATCCAAACATTGTTCAGATTACTAAACCAACGACAATCATGATTGGTAAATTACCGATCTGTTTTATTCCTTGGATCTGTGTCGATAATGAGACGGAGACATTTGAAGAGATTGCCAATACCAAAGCAACAGTTGCAATGGGTCATCTTGAGTTGTCTGGATTTGAAGCACACGTTGGTTACATGATGGAGCATGGCATGAGTCGTGAGGTGTTCTCCAAGTTTAAGAAAGTGTTCTCTGGTCACTTCCATCATAGATCAAACTCTGATAACATTTATTACCTGGGCAATCCCTATCAAATGTATTGGAATGATTATGGAGATGTTAGAGGATATCATTTATTTGACACTGAAACGTTAAAACTTACGTTTAAGAAAAATCCATTTACGATGTTCAGTAAAATTTTCTATAATGATACTGTTGAAGATCCAGATGATATAGATACTAATCATTATGAAAATCAATTTGTAAAATTAATTGTTGAAAAACGAAATAATTATTACAAATATGATAATCTAATCGAACGTCTTTATCAATCAAATCTTCATGACATCAAGATTATTGACAACACCCAAGAAGAAATTAATCCCTCGGGTGACATTGAAGTTGAAGGAACTCTTTCTTTTCTTGAAAGGTATGTAGAAGAACTTGATTACGAAGATAAAGACACTTTAAAATCTATTATCGGGTCAATATATTCGGAATCATTGCAGATAGAATAATGTATATTTTAACGTTAAAGGGAAAAGAAAGTGAAGGAGCATATGCTCCTGCTTTTGGTAGCGAGCATATTTTGTATTTGTTTGAGGAACATGAAGATGCAGAAAGGCATTGTGGTCTTTTAGCAGCAGATGACTATCCTGATCTTGTCCCTACAGAAGTTGATGGCGAATCTGCAATATCTACATGTGAAGAGAATGGATACACCTATTGCATAATAACATCTAACGACATTATCATTCCACCAGAAACCGATGATTGAATTTAAAACTATTAAATGGAAAAATTTCCTCAGCACGGGGAATAATTTTACTAAAGTGCAATTAAATGAGTATAATAAAACTTTAATTGTTGGTGAAAATGGTGCTGGAAAATCTACCATTCTTGATGCTTTGTGTTTTGGTTTGTTCAACAAACCATTTAGAAAGATTAACAAACCTCAATTAGTAAACACTATTAATAATACTGACTGTGTTGTAGAAATTGAATTTGATATTGGTAAGGTTAGTTGGAAAGTTTGTAGAGGAATGAGACCTAATATATTTGAACTCTACAAAAATGGCAAATCTTTGGATCAAAGTGCATCTGCTGCAGACCAACAAAAATGGTTTGAGCAGAATGTTCTTAAATTGAACTATAAGTCATTCACTCAAATTGTGGTGCTTGGATCTTCTACCTTTGTTCCTTTTATGCAACTACCTGCAGCAGGTCGCAGGGAAGTCATTGAAGACATTTTGGACATTCGTATTTTTTCTACAATGAATTCTCTTTTAAAAGATAGAGTGAAAGAGAATAAAGAAAATATGTCTCAAGCAGAATATTCTTTATCCTTGTTAAAAGATAAACTTCAAGTTCAAAAAACTTTTATTGAAGACTTAAAAAAACAAAGTGAAGATAATGTTATTTTGTGGGAAGAAGAAATATCTAACATGCGAAATGATATAAAAACCAATGAGCAAGAACTTGAAAAACATATGGTTACTATTGATGACTTAACTAAAAGTATGAACTCATATGCAAATCCACAAAAAGAATTGAATAAATTAAATGAATTTAATATTAAATTCAGATCTAAAATTCGAGATATGGAAAAGGAAATCGAGTTCTTGACATCTAATGATACTTGCCCTACCTGTAGTCAAGAAATCACACAAGAATTTAAAACTAAGAACGTTAATTTAAACCAAGAAAAAATTAACAAACTTGATTTTGCTTTAACTGATATTGATTCTAAACAAAAAGATTTAACTGAAACTTTACAAAAAAGAACTTCGATTCAAAAAGAAATTAGTCAAATCCAAAACAATATTAACAACTGTTTTTCCACAATTAATTGGAAGAAGAATAAAGTTGAAGAGACTCAAGGTAAAATTGATTCTATTAAGACCAACACTGATAACGTTGATCGAGAAAAAGAAAAAATGAAAACCCTAATAGAACAGGGGAAATCTCAAGAACTGCAACGCAGACAAATTGTAAAACGTTCTACTGAATTGAAAATTATCTCCGAAATTTTAAAAGATAGTGGAGTAAAAAGTAGCATTATACGAAAATATCTGCCAGTAATAAACAACCTTATCAATAAAAATCTACAAGAACTTGAGTTCTATGTAAATTTTAATCTTGATGATACTTTTAACGAAACTATCAAATCAAGATATAGAGATGAGTTTTCATATGCTTCATTCTCTGAGGGTGAGAAAATGAGAATTGATTTGGCACTCCTGTTTACTTGGAGGGAAGTTGCTAAATTAAAGAACTCAGTCAATACCAACATTCTTATTTTAGACGAAATCTTCGACAGTTCTTTGGACAGCAATGGTACGGCAGATTTCATAAATATCCTCAGGACTGTAACAGAAGGCAATAATGTGTTTGTAATCTCACACAAAGAGGACATGCTTCACGATAAGTTTGATAATGTGATACAGTTCAAGAAGGTCAAAAACTTCTCTAAACCATTTCAGACTAATGGCACAACTACCTAACTGGCAACACCACTCCAAGAAAGACAAGAACGGTAAGGGAACTTGCAAGGGCAGAATCCGTGCAAGTAAACAATCCCTCAGACACTTGAAAAACTGTCACAAGACCTCCCGTAAAGGGGGGTCTTTTTTTGTAGTATAGGTCCATCAACAACAGAGGTCCAATGCAAAAACTTCAAATCAAAGACCGCCTTGCCAAACTGCTTGCTGGAGAAAATATTATTGTCGAGCATCGTCAAGTTTCTACTGCAGCGTTTGATGTTGAGCAGAGAATTCTCACTCTTCCTATGTGGGTAATGGATTCTTCTGCTGCATATGACATGCTCATTGGTCATGAAGTTGGTCACGCTCTTTATACTCCTCTTTCTGAGTTGGAAGAATTTATGACTAATCGAAACACTTACCTGGGGGGAAAGTATAAGGACGTTGAGTTTTCTAATATGAATATTATTGAAGACATTCGTATTGAAAAGATGATCCATAAAAAGTTTCCTGGATTTCGTAAAATCTTTAACAAAGGTTATTCGGATCTTCATGCAATGGATTTCTTTAGTCTCCAAGGTCGAGATGTAGATCAAATGTCATTTATGGATAGACTAAATCTTCACTTTAAAATTGGAAACGAAATTGTTATCAAATTTACTGATGAAGAACTGGAGATGGTTGAAAGTATTAAAGATAATGTGAATACCTTTGAAGATGTTCTTGAGTATTGTCTAAAAATAAAATCTCTAAAAGATACTAAGCAATCAGAGACTTTGGGTGATCTCTCTTCAACCAACTTATCTGATTTGGATGATCAGTTTTTTGAAAAAGATATTGTTAACGGAGATAGTGATGATCAGGACCAACAATATGATCCCCAATCTGAGAGTTCAAATCCTTCTGGAGTAACAAATAATAGTATGGATGATGAAGAGGTTGAAGATGATTCCTCGGAATATACAAACAACACTCAACCAAATACTCAAGACTCTTTTAATAATAAACTAAAAGATCTAATTGATACTACAGCACAATCTCTAACTTATATCAATATTCCTAACGTCAATGTTGATAAGATTATGGTTTCGCCTGAAAAAATTGCAGAAGAGTGTAAAAATTATTATGCTTCTTGGGAAGGTTACAATTATTTTGATAAGTATACTGAATTCAAAAAAGAATCTCAAAGTAGTGTCAATTTTATGATCAAGGGATTCCAAAGTAAAAAGAGTGCAGATGAGTATGCAAGAACACAGTCTTCTCTGACTGGAGTCATTGATACAAAGAAGTTGCATACTTATAAGTTCAATGAAAACATTTTCAAACAAGTTCAAATAATTAAAGAAGGTCAAAATCATGGAATGATTTTTCTTCTTGATTGGTCTGGTTCTATGCAAGATTGCATTTTGGAAACTACCAAACAGTTGTTGCAACTTGTTTGGTTTTGTCGAAAGCAAAATATCCCATTTGATGTTTATGCGTTCAGCAATTGCTGGGACAAATATTGCAAAAATCCCGACATCAGTAAATTTGATGTTAATACTAACGTACTTCAAACTCCAAAGAAAAATGACATCAAAATTGATCCTATGCTATCTTTGTTGAATTTTATTTCTTCGAGTAGAAGTGCAAAGGAGTTTGATGAAGACTGTAGGAATCTTTTTGTGATTTCGTATTTGTCTCAGTGCCGACATGGATATGGTTATCCGGTTGCACTTTCGATGAGTAGCACCCCATTAAACTCTACACTTATCGCCCTCAGGAAACTAATCCCACAATTTTACAAGAAGACTAAAGTTGATAAATTGTCTACGATTATTCTTACTGATGGAGAATCTGATTACTTGACTCGTTACTGTAGTTACGAGGATTCACCTATTATGTCTAAGTATCGTCAAGATGGAAACAGCGATTTTTATGAAACTGCAGTTTTTCGATGTGTTATTCGTGACCCTGAACTTGGGTGTGTTTACCCCGAAATAAGTGAACGAACTTATTCTGACGGTTTGGATAACGCAACTGGATCTCTGTTGCAAAACTTGAAAGACAATTTCCCCGATATGAATTTGATTGGTATTCGTCTTGTTCCTTCTAAAGAAAGTCAAAGATTCCTTTCTGGATATGCAACTGATATGGTTTCTCGTGCCAACTGGGCAAAGGATCGGAATATCAATATCAAAGATACTCCATATGATATGTTGTATGGTATTGCTACTTCTATCTTGAATAAAGACACAAGCATGGAAATTCCTAAAGACGCATCAATTGCTCAAATTAACAATGTCATTAAAAAGTCTTTGAAGGCAAAGAATGCCAACAGAAAAATGCTCAGTTCTTTCATTGAGACCATTGCCTAACCACTTGTAAAACTGTCTATCGGGATGGTTACCCATCCCATTTTTTGCTTATACTTGTTCCGTACTCAACCAACGCCATGAACACTCCTTCTACCGAAACTCTCATTAACTATCTGTCGGATACCTTTGGCAGCAACATTCAAGGTTCTGAATTGCATCAGGCATGTCGCCATTTTGATATTTCTTACCAAACTATCACCAAACGTCTTGAGAATTACAAAGTAAATCGAGGTCAGTGGGATCTCTCTAAAACTGTAGAACAAATCGAAAAGTCCTACCAAGCACCACCTGCAGCACCATCTCAAACTTTCATTCCTACTGTTGATGATACCTTCGTCCCTTTTGGTTCTTTCAGCGATATTAAAAAAATTGTCAAGTCCAATCTCTTTTATCCAACGTTTATCACGGGTCTTTCTGGTAACGGTAAAACGTTTTCAGTTGAACAGGCGTGTGCTCAACTGGGTCGAGAATTCATTCGGGTAAACATTACTATTGAGACCGACGAAAGTGATCTGATTGGCAGTCTTCGTCTAATTGATGGCAATACCGTATGGCATGATGGTCCAGTAGTCCAAGCACTAAAGCGTGGTGCTATTCTTTTGCTTGATGAAGTTGATCTGGCATCTAATAAGATTCTCTGCCTCCAACCAATTCTTGAAGGTAAGGGTTTGTTCATTAAAATGACCGGTGAATATGT